ACAAATGAATTGATTCCTTTTTGTAAAGCCATTATTTTTCTCCGTATCTAATAGTTATAATATTAACCGTGATAAATTGGGAATAAACCAATTTGGTTAACGTTAGTAGCATGTACTGTCCAGTTTGTACCTAGAGCAAGATCAGCATTTGCAGGATATGCAGTTGCACTTCCAGCCCATGAGAAACCTTTAGGGTGCATTATATTACCCCATCTAGATAAAACAGTCACAAGACCGCCACCATTACCAGCTAATTCATCTCTTTCAATCGCAGTTGGATTCATTTGTGCAATATCAGAATAATGTACAGATCCTGCTTTACACATGTAAGAAACTTTTAAGCCTGCCGGTAAATTTGCAGTTAATGATTGGTTGTTAATAATAAGTCTAATTTTTCCACCAAGAATAGTAGAGAAATTGAAGTTACCGTCAACTACTGGAGCAACATCAAGAACGTTTTCTTTTCTCATAATGTTGTAAGTTTCAGTAGTTACTACTAAATAGTAGAAAGGCTCTTCAAATTCACCTTTTACTTCTGTGATAGCATCTAATAGAGTATCAAAGAAAGTGCTTCTTGATTGGCTAGCACCAGTAGAATTAGCGAATAACGGATTAGGGTTATCACTTGCATCAGAACCAGTGTAAAAACCAAAAGTACCAACTTTAGCAGCAGCGTCAGAAGTACCAATTGTAGTAGCACCCCAAATTTTGTCAGCAACACCATTTAGGATAGATCTTAATTGTAGATCTTCTCTTCTTGCTCTAACTGAAGCAAATTGAGAGCCTAAGTATGATAAACCGTCAACTTTTGAAATAAGCTTTTGAACTGACATTTCTTGTGCAGCGATATGATCAATATTTTTGATATATACTGCTGATTTGTTTGATACTGCCATTTCATTTAGATTTTTATTCGCAGCAGTTTCATCTTGTTTATGGTAAGTTGAAGGGTCAGAGAAATCTAACCATCTTAATGTACCAGTGTAATTTTCACCTGAATCGTTAATTCTTGCGTCAGAACCAACCATAGCAGTTGATGTTAATAACGCAGCATCAGCTCTTCCTGCTTGTTCGTAAGCAGAAATTGCTCTCGCAATGTTATTAAAATTTGAACTTGTTACAGCCATTATTATTTTTCCTTTTATTATTTAATGCACATATGTGCGGTTATTATTATAAAAGATAGTCTATTCAGACCAATCTCCGTCAACTTTTACTTGCCCTTTTGCAATAGCATTAAGCATTTCATCAGTTGACATATCTTTTATAGATCCTACAGGATTAATTCCTGTACTTGGTTTGGCTGGAGTTATTCCAGTTCCCATATTCGCTTTAACAGAAAATAAAAATGCATTGTTATCATCTTTAGCATAATTTGACACAGTCTCATTTATACTTAGACCACTTTCATGCACCCAATTTCCTGTAGCGTCTTTCTTTAAACTATTTACAATATCTGAATAGGCCATATTAGCGGCTTTTTCAGATTTAAAGTTTAAAGCATTAAGCTGAGTACGCACGGCATTATCTCTGCTCAATTCTGTGTTCTTTTGTTCATATGCCTCAAGTTTAGCATTAACTTCATTTAGTTTTATTTGCATAGCTTCAGAATGTTTACCTTGTTGTTCAAGGCTAGAAATTTCAGCTTGTCTTTTCTCTACTTTAATTTTTTCAATTTGACCTAAAGCTTCATCTCTTTCTTTATATGCATTATCTAAATTTACTTTAATATTAGATATAGCTTTTGAAACCTCATCATCAACCATTTGTTTTATATCTGGTTGTTTAGTTTCATTTACTTTTTCTTCTTTTACTTGAGTATTATTTTCAATGTTTTCTGACATTATGTTTCCTTTGGACACGGCCTTAGTTATATTTTAATTTAAAACAAAAGATTAATTTGATAATTCTTCTAATTGTTTTAACGAAATTAATTTACCATCTTTATTAGAAAATTGAGAAAATTTAACTTTTCCCGAGTTAAATAAAGTAACTCTTTTTTGGTTTCCTAATACAGCCAGTTTAACTTCATTCGGTTGGCTTGATAACCATTCCGGATAAGTTGTTTTACCTGGTACTTGACCATTGATAGAGGCACGACGACTATCAGATAATCCAGCAATTTTTCGTTTTTGTAATCTATTATTATTTGTATTTAATAATTGATTAGCACTTTTTATTACAGGTATAGTTGTTGATCTACAATTAAAATGTTGTGGTGGTTGTGGTGCATTTTTATTACTTAATGAATAAACTTTACCATCTAATCTTCCACAAATTAAACTAGTTCTACTATCTAAGGTAGCCACATATTGGTAACCTTGAACAACATCATCATTTAATTTATATGTTGTATTTGATACAAAATTAGATGTTTCAGTTATTGCAGTTCTTGTTAATGTTTTTAATTGTACAGTAGAAGCAGCTAATCCGCTTTTACCTACATCTTGAGCTATATTTATCATAGCTTTATTTTGAGTCATTCCATTTTTGACTATACCTTTTATTTTTCTTTGTTCTAAAATACTTATTGATGCTAATTGTTGACTATATGTTCCATTGGATTTTATAATCAAATCATTAACTTTTAAAGTATCTTTTACACCTTTAGCTTTATAAATATTATTTAAAGATCTAGCAAATATACTTTTGTAAAATCTAGCACTAACTCCAACTAGTTTATTTAATTCACTAATACCATCTTTATATATTTTTTTATAAGTTAAACGAATTTCAGTATTTAATTTTCTAGTTAAAGCATTTATATTTGCTGTACCAGATAATGCTACAATTCGTTGTAACCTTATTTTGTGTGACGCTAAAATTTTATCAATTTCAGTATCCAATCTCTTTTCGTAAAGAGTCAACAATGCACGATGTTTCAGCATTCTTGAATATACATCATCATTTATAGACATTTAATATCCTTTAATCTATAGATTTAATTTTAGCAAGTTCTTCATCAACTATTTTACCATGATGATCAATTAAAATTTGAGCATTATTTACGTCAATTTCTAATCTTGCTTTATTAGTTTTTTGTGTTGATAAGGCAATTAAACTATTTCTCATATTTTCGTTTAAATCCTTTTCATAATATTTTTTATCATTAATAGTTATTGTTCTATTCTCTTCTTGTTTATTTTGTATTATCATATTATCTTCTTCTTTTCCTTCTTATTGTCATTTTTCTTTTTCTTTGTGCTCTTACTTGACAACAACATTTTGATTTATTCATGTTTTACTTCCTCCAATGTATCCACCTATAACACCAATTAATCCAGTAACTGACATTTTCATAAGTGTTATTACACTTTCATCTACAGGTCTATTTTCTTGTAAAGCAACATAATAATCTCCAACAATAATGGTTCCTAATAAAATTAAAACACCACTTGTAATTAATAATATTACTATGTCTTTGAAATTTTTAATCATTATATTATCTCTTTTTCATTTTAATACAAGAATTACCTTTACCTCTTCGGTAACCTTTCCAACAAGCTTTACCTGCTGAACCTTTTTTCTTTTTATAAGCCATTATTTACCTCGTTTTTTAGCCGCAATAATTTTATCTCTTAAAGCTTTTGGAAGCTTCATTTGTTTTGCAGTTAAACCGTTTGATCCTTTTTTCTTACTTTTAACACTTTTTCTTTTATAAGCCATTTTATCTCCTTACCATGCTTTGCAAGACCAATATCTTGCTTTTGTTTTTGGACCAGGACTAGCACAATTATGTCTTGCTCTAAAACTAGCTCTAGCTCCAGGGTTATTTTTTCTTATTCTCATAGTTTTTTGACCAGCTTTTTTAGCTGTTGTACCACCATGACCAAAATTTACTTTTACAACATTACCTTTTGGATTTTTGACATAAACTTTAAATTTTTTTACATCACCACGCATAGGTTTGTTTAAAGTTACTTTACGACCTTGATATTCAGCCATAATTAAACTCCTTTGTTTTCAGATTCAATACATGTAAATTTTGTTAGCATTTGATATTCATTAATTTGATCTGGTGTATATTTAGATAAAATCAACTGAGATTCAGAATAACCGTTTTGTAAACAATCATTCCAATCTTTATATTCAGTTGGTTTAATTATACCAGTACTACATTGTTGAGCAATTGCCGAACAAATATATATAGTTAACATAAATTTCATATTATCCCCACAAATTTCCAGTCATAGA